AACTGCTAACCGTTATATTTTCATCATCAAATAATTCTAATTCAACGTAATTATCAGAACCCCTTTCTACTTCTATGTATATTTGTACACTTCTCATTATATAACACTATTAATTAAGTTGTAGTTGTATGTGAAATCCATTTCGTAATTAATCATTTTCTTATTAATGTGTTTGTACATTTCAATAGACTTTGTATTTAATTTCGCAGGATAACCATTTACTAAAATCTTTTCACTTAACATTAATTCTTTAATTGTACTTAAAAATGATTCATCTACCCAATCAGTATTTACTTTTATTCTACTTTTGCCTTTGATGTTGTATTCTTTCATTTGACCTTGTGCAGTATTGTAGTCTGTTATTGAACTCTGCAAAATCTTATGTTCTTTACTTTCTACATCTGTATATTCGTATGAAGCACCGAAACACCAAAACCTTTGGAAGTTACCGAACTTATTTACAAAGTCAATTTTAACTGGTGTGTATTTACAAGATGTTACAGGAATACTTATGTATGTTGCTAAAACGTTTAATGAAGCATCTTTTATCTCTAGTTTGACACTATCACCGTAATAGTTTTTATAAATCAAAGGTACTTGACTTGGCTCTGCTAAAATAGCTTCACTATATGTTGCTGCTGTATCTATATTAGTGTAATATGCCGTTAAAGATAAAGCATCTTCAATTACTCTAACACTTGAAACTGCTCTAGTGTAATCTAAGTTACCCAAAGCACCTTGACCATCGTTATAATAGTAATACGTTCCTGAATCTAAATGTATATCACCATAGTCATAATTACTTCCATTTTCGTAAAATGTGTAACCTGCAAAAGCCAAATAATCTGTATCACTTACTAAGGTATAACCTGAACCTGTATCTGCATAAGTCTTTATAGTTACGTTTGCATATTGGTCACGTGGACTATTCGCAATATTAGTTGGTGTACTTGCATAAGCACCACTATTGTAACTATCAAATGTAATAAACTCTAAAATGTAAGGTGACACATTGTATTGAGTAGCCGTTACATTTGAGCTAGGTATTAATTTACTTAAGGTATACGTTGGACTTGTTGGTGTTGAAGTTCCATCATTCCAAATATAAAGTTCTACTTTTGTTTGAACTTGGTTACTTTCGTCAATCTCAATTATAAAAGGACTCTTTGCAAATATATTTATCATATCTTATTTAATTTTTCTGTGTATATTTTTACAGCATCAATACCATATGCTTCAATTAATTCTTTAGGTAAATTCTTAAATGCTTTTTCAAATGGCTTTGTAAAAAACAAACTTGGTTTAATTCCATTATTAAATATTGATTTTGCTATTGCGAATTTCAAACCTTGTCTATTCTTAAATTTACCGTTATCTCTTGGTGCAATACCCTTTCTTACTATCCATTTATCTAATGCTTTAGTTGGTGGCATCTTATCTTTATAACTGTAAGGTGTGTTAAATCTCTTTTTCTTCCCACTAACTCCCTTATCCTGATACTCTCCATAGTCAAGCATTTCAAAGTACAAACTAATTGAATTGGGATTAACTTTTGAAACACCATTAATACTATCATACAACTTTTTAGAACTGTTCTTTTTACTCTTTGTTAAGTTAGTTCTACTTTGCTGTATTACATACTTTCTAAAGTAGTCTAATGCCTTTTGTGTTTCTTTCTTGTCTAGCATATTGTTATACCGTTAGGCACGTTAATATCTACAGTTAATGTCCAACCTGCTACATTATCTTCAAATCTATCCATAAAAGGCTCTAGCGATGCCGTTTCTAACTGATACAAGTCTGAAAATAAACCTCCTCTTCTCATTAATTCAACTATCCTAACTAACATTGATAGGATATCATTTAATACATCATCTTCATTGTCATTACCTATGAATATATCAGTTACTTCATCTTTAGAAACATCTACTATATCCATTGAGATAATTGACACGTTGTAAGTTAGTGATGATCCATTAGGAGTGCAACTGTTAACCATTATATGAGATAGTGGATAAGCATCTTTCTTTGCATTAATTAACCTGTCAATACTTCCTTTAGTAACCGTATTGCAAAAAGGCTCTGCTAATAATGCATCTTTTATCTTTGTCGTTATGTCGTAATATCCTACCATTTCTTTTGTGCTGCTTTAATTTCTATTTTATTCTTTTCACTTTCATAAGTCAGTAATGTTAGACTTTTAAAAAGTTCTTCTCTACTGACTGCATCAATCCTGGTAACATCTCCTTTAGCAAGTTGATAGAGTGCTTGATACCATCCCCACTTTTGTCCGAACTGGTATTGTTCTGAATATTCATTTTGTCCATCTCCTCCTCCAAAAAATACGGCAAAGCTCTCAGCAACTCGTTTCCTAAATGATAAAAAAAAACAACCGCTGATAATGCTATGTCTAATGGTAGTTCTTTCATTAATTCAAACCTTTCATCATTAGGCTCGTATTCCTCTATCTTATACTTATCTTTAAACGTTTCTGTAACTGGTCGATACATTACACCTAATACAATATGATAGTTTTGTACATCAGTTATGTTAGAATCAATGTCCATGTACTCACCGTTGCTTATTTTGTCCAGGTTAGGAATGAATCCATAATCAATACCGTTCAATATAAATCTGTTTTTAAACGTTCCTTTACTTTCAAATAACTTATTGAAGTGTTCTACCAGGTTATCTAAATCTGATAAACTAATCTTAGCGACATCTTTTAGATCTATACCGCAAAAGCATTCAACCATTTTTTGATTGACAAACTCAACATCATTGCTACCCTCAACAGTTCGCATAAAGCGTTGGTAATCCTTTAACTTTATTTCGCTTATATCTGTTGGTACTGTTAATTTAAACTTCATATATATTAACTAATTTTTTAATAAATGTTATACTTGCCAAAGTTTCTATTTATTCCTATTGTTTCCATTTCGTGATATCTTACAGCATCGCAAATATGGTTGTTAGAATCGATAGGTCTATTTAATTTGTTTCCTTGTTTATCCTTATCCCATGTATAAGTTCTAAATTCTTTAATTAGATTTGTTGAATTAGAAGTCACTAAATACTCTTGCTGTTGCATAATATCAATACCATAATTAATTGAGTCTTTTCCTTTTGTCACTCCTTTAATCATTTTACCATATCTTCTAATTTCATCTATTGATTTAGGCTCTGAACTATCAGCATAAATAATTACATTGTTAGGTAATACTTTTGCGATATCAGAATTAAGCATTCCAGTCTTATAACATATCTCATTAAGTATCCTTTGATTGTCATATGAATAAACTTCAACTATTGCGGTAGGGTCGTTAGTATATCCAAAGTCTAATCCTATCCCTAATAATTTTGCTTCACTTGGTATTGCATCAATAGTTTTCCAGTTGTTAAATATTACACCCTCTAAATTACCTATCTCACCTAATCCATATACACGATACCAGTTATCCCAATAGTTAGATGTCTTTGCTTTTTCTTTGGCTTTTAAAATAAAGTTTAAAGCACTTTCAGGACATGCTTCATTATCTTTGTAGTTAACAATTAAAAAGTCAACATCATCATCACCTTTTAATTCTGAATGAAACCAGAACTCGTTAACCGGGTTCCAATCTAAATAAACGCCTTTCTTTGTTCTTGATGCTAATTCTGTGTAAGCATGAAATGTCATATTGTTACACTCATTCATGTAAAGGTAGTCACGTCTAGCACCTCTTAACTTTGCATCATTATCAGCACTAAAAAATTCAATCACACTACCATTAGCAAATGTATATTTAAAATCAGATGCATTCCACCTCATATCTAAATACCTATGTGTCGCTATCATTATCTTTTTAAAGTCTTTCATTGCACCTCTTTTAAGGTGTGGTATAGATTCAGCAACGATTGATATTTCTGTGTTAGAATACTTAGCAGCAATATGTATAAGGATAGGTAGTATTCCGAAAGTTTTACCTGCTGAAGTACCACCTTGAACCCCTTTAACAAATTTATCTAGTTTGCGTATTTTCTTTATTACAGTTGTTAGCTTAAAGTCACTCATCTATTTCTTCATCTTCATCATCATTAAATAATGGCTGTTCAACATGTGCTATCTCTTGCTTATCAACTAAGTTATTTAACCTTTGCGTTATGCTAGGATTGTATATCCCTGCCATACCTCCTGATATTTGGTCTGACCTAACTTCTCTCCTTA